CCTTTAATATATGTTCCTAATATTACATACCCCGCAACACTTAATGCTTTTATAAATTCTGATTACGATATAGAAATATTAGATACAGATAGAAATGGATTGATGGTGGAATGTAATAATGATAATAATGCTTGCTTGGTAGGATTGTACGGAGCAAAAACTTCTCCGGCAAATTCAAATAACATAGTTGATGGAGCACAACATTGGCTTATAGCAGACAGCAATTCTATTGGTATGGGAATGGCCATTAGTTTTGACCCTACAAAGAATTTACCTGCTAGTGGCAACGGTGGTGCTATAGTAACAAACGATAGAGACCTATACGAATTTGCGTACAACTATCGTAGCAATGGTAAGCCAGATTGGTATCAAATGTCAGGTACTAACAGTAAAATGAGCGAACTAGACTGCGCACATTTATTAGTACGGGCTAATCACTTAGAAGGTTGGCAGTGGAGACGAAAGCAGATTAGATATTACTACTTAGAACAATTCAAAGATTTACCATTGCGTTGTTTAAGTAGAGATTTTACTGTACATGCAGATCAGAAGTTCGTAGTCTATACAGAAAACCGTGATGACCTACATGAATATTTACAAAAGCATAATATAGAATCTAAGGTTCATTATCCATATGCACTTAGCGAACTACCTATCGCCCGTAAACTAAAGAGGCCGGATATCGTAAGCACTAGTGTAATGTTGACTAAAGGTGTATTAAGCCTCCCTATATACCCTGAATTGACTGACGGGGAAGTGGAATATATTTCCACAGTGGTTCGTCAATTCTACGATAAATAAGGGTATGTGGATCTTTACAATTGCACCCGATTGGGTTATACATCTTATCTTTTCAGTTGGATTACTGGGCGTAATCGCTGGTTTTGTACTTGGGTTCATACCCTTTATTAATAGATACTTGCTACCTATTAAGATTATCAGCCTTATCATCTTTGCTTTTGGCTTGTACTTAGAAGGTGGATTAGCAGATAATAAAGAGTGGGAACTAAGAGTCAAAGAGATGGAGGCTAAAGTAGCACAGGCCGAAGCAGAAGCCGCCAAAAAGAATACAGAATTGCAGGCTGCATTGACCGGTAAATCTACAGTTATTAAAGAAAAGGGCGATACTATTATCAAGTATGTTGATAGATATCGTGACCGTGAAGTACTTAAAACTATACAAGGTCCTGAACGTGTTCGTGTCGAAGAAGTGATAAAATACGTAGAAACTTGCCCTGTACCCAAAGAGTTGATAAACATTCATAATGAAGCCGCAACCATGAACAGGGATAAGAAATGAAAAAGATCGCCCTAATAGTATTATTGTCACTCTTATCGGGATGCAGTCTTTTTACTAAAACTGTTCCTGTAACTCAGAAGTTCCCTGAATCTGTCCCTGAGTTAATGAAAAAATGTGAGGAACTTAAAAAGGTAGAAGGGGATCAAGTCCTCATCACTGAAATGTTAAGAACCGTAGTTTATAATTATTCGTTATACTATCAATGCTCTAATAAAGTAGAGGGTTGGCAAGAATGGTATAACGAACAGAAAAAGATATATGAATCAGTTAAGTGAGGCCAAGATATGAAATCTATAATAGTAGCAGTTTTTGCGTTAACTTTAACGGGATGCGCAACAAACAAAGAACAACTATATTATGACGCAAGCAAATCCATTAGCAAAGATAATACTGTAACACAGTCTGCATGTTGGGGTGCTATAGGTGAAATTGCTAAAAATGCAAGTGATAGTGTTAGAATTAATGCTATTGCCCTAGCAGAAAAATGCAAGTCAGATGCCGTTAAAGTAGAACCTCCTAAAAAGAACTGGTTTGGTTTCTAAGAGTTATACTGATAAATACAGTATAATTACGGGATTTAGATATGGCTACACAACAAATAATTAACATAGGCACACTGCCAAACGACGGTGAAGGTGATCCGTTACGTGTTGCCTTTGGAAAGATTAATAATAACTTTAGTAATCTTTTCGCTACATTTGTTAACACTAGCAATACATATAGCACAGGAAATACTCCGGGACAAGTTATATTCGAAACTCCTGTGTCTAATGGTGTTTTCATTGTTAGATCCAACGATCCAGGCACTGATGATGCACAAAATGTAACGTTATCTGCGCAAATTAATGCCGCAGGAACAGATGTAAAGTTTACAGGTTATGCTACAACCTTTACAGGTAACGCAATCTGTAATTACAATATGGATGTTTTTGGATCAAATGTTCGTGTTTTAGTTAATCCCTTTACTACATCATCATTATTTCATTTTATCTCTTCTCAAATTATGTATGTAGGAGATCCAATACCAGGTTTAGATATTCAACTTGATGGTTATCCTGATGGTCAAGTTATGTCAACTGAAAATGATTATAACATCACTACCGAAGATTAATAATGAGAGCAAGAGAATTTATTACTGAGCAAAAACTAAGTGATGCCCACGATGGATTAGATGTGGCAAACAAAGCCCTGCCTAATACATTCGTTATACCAGAATTAAAGAATCAGGACTTCTATGACCTTTATCGTTTTGGTGTAGCCATTGCTGACGTTAGGGGCAACAGCGGCGATGATAATGTTAATAATTATAAGCCCGATTTTCGTGCAGAAAGCAGTTGGGGAGAAAATCAACTAGTTAGTAGTTTTGATCCTAATGTAGGTAAAGTTATTGATCAGGCGTTAGCAAAAGTAGGTAAGCATGGTAAAAAATCAGTAAGTACACCTACTAGTGATGAAATGGATGACACATTGAAGCAGTCACCCATTAAGCCCTTTAAAGGATATAAAAAATGAGGGCTAAAGAATTTATCATAGAACGAACCATTGCACATCCAACAAAACGTCAACGTTTTGCTACACGTGGATTACATAAATTCCGTGATCCGGGTGGATACGATAGAACATACGAACTCAATCGTATTATGATGGCAACTGCATGCGCTGACGGCACTACCCCACTTGATTTGGATGCTGAAACATGGAGCGGAAGATATAATACTGCCCATCCATATACAGATGTAGAACAGAAAATGCTCAAGCAAGCATTTAAAGCGGTGGGTAGCGATACCACAGATTTAAATCGTGGGGATTTAAATAGCGAAGAACTACCCGGCACCAACATTCAAAGTCCAATTAAACCTTTTAAAGGGTACAAGAAAAAATAAATTTGCTGGTATTTGAGAATAAGTATTGACATAACAATACAGGATTCTCATGCAAAATTTAATTGATATTAACACTACCCTCGATCTTGTAAAACTTAAGTTTTACAACGAATGGCTTTATACAGCACATATCTATGACGAGGGTGACAGCCCGTTTCATAAACAACTAACAGCACAAGTTGTTACTGATTATATTGACCCATTGAATCTATCTAAAAATGCAAAAATTTTAGATTTGGGTTGTGGCCCGGGCTACTTCTTAGATGAAATGAAATCACGTGGATATACTGATGTTACTGGGGTAACATTAAGTCCAGGAGACGTTAAATTATGCGAAGATAAAGGTCATACTATTAAACGTTATGATTTAAGTTTTATTCCACAACGTGATGGATACTATGATGAAAGTGTAGACTTTGTATTCCTACGTCATGCATTAGAACATAGTCCATATCCTATCTTTAGTTTGATGGAATATAATCGTATTCTAAAACAAGGTGGCAAAATTTATATTGAAGTTCCTGCTCCTGATTGTGAGAGAATGCATGAATTTAATTTGAACCATTACAGTATATTAGGGCAGAATCAATTGGCAGCATTATTGACACGTACCGGTTTCAATATTGACAAGTTTAACAACCTTGAATTTGATTTAAATGTTCCTGATAAAGATGGAAACGTTAAGGTAGTTAGAGAAAAATACTATTGCATTTTAGCAACTAAGCAGAGACCACTTGATATAAAATGATAGATTTTGAAAAGACCAAAAGTCTTTTTATAATTTATCCGCCCTCAACAGGCGGAAACCATGTAGCAAATTTAATTAGTTTGCATCCTTCATTTAACCCTAGATACCAATGGGACAGATATGAAGAAACAATGCTAGCGAATTATAGAAAGATGTATTTTGAAAGACATATGCATACCCCTAAATCGGCGAATGCACATTTCAACCATACTCAAAATATTAAAAATATAAATGAATATTCTTTAGAAGATAAATGGGTTTTTGACCAACTACCCAATGGAAAGAAAAATGTTTTTATGGGGCACTATACTAACTATGCTAACTTAGTGTATAACAATGGTGTAAATTTATTTAGGCCTTATGTTTCCCTAGTAATGACTGACCCCGAAGTAAATTCTATTCCTTATATAAGAAATAAATTAAGTGGATTTGACGAATCAAGTTACTGTGATGCAACAAATTATAATATACCCTGCACCGTTAAATTACCTGGAACAACCTTAGAAGCAGAATTAGCAACCGAAGAAAATAGTTTTTTGTTTAAAAGCGAGGATTTATTTACTGAAGATGGTTATAAAAATCTTAGTGCCGCCTTATACAAAAATATAGGAATAGAGTTAGACGAAAAATACGATAAACTCCACCAGTACTGGTACAAACTTGTGACATTCCATGTATAAATACTCTAACTAAGAGAGTATACTATGGCCACACCAAATCCCAGCAACGTTGCACCCTGGTACCTACGCAACATCAATCAAGCATTAGAACTAGACGAAGCCAGCGGCAACGTCTTTGTCCGTACTAATGCAGCCGTTATCGGTAATGTTTCCGTTGGTAATGTTGCTATAGGCTCACTGGGCAACGTTGACATATCAGGAAACACTCTCCCTGTCACAGTAGATAGCGGTAATATAACGATTTCAGGTGGAAACGTAAATGCTACAGTTTCAGGCACAGTAGCAGTAAGTTCAATCACAGGTAACCTGGCAGGTATCACAGGTAACGTCACAGTAGTTGACGGTGGCGGAAGCCTAACAGTTGACGGCAATGTTGGTATCACAGGGAATGTCAATATAGGCAC